GAGCCCGTTCCGCAACCCGATAACGAGGATGTGGCGTGACTTCCGAAGCGCAATGGCTTGTTCCCCCGCCTTCTCCGAAAGGCCCCGATCCGATTCCCCTGGACCGGGCCTTTCTGCGTTCCATCGGCCTGCCGCCGCCGGAACCCGGCCCGGACGGCCAGCCCTGGCGCTACAGGCTGGAGCTGTCTCCCACGGTCCGGTCCTCCTTCCGCGCCCCCACGGGCACCATGCCGTCGCAATGGGCCGAACGGCATTTCATCGTCACCGAAGGCTCGCGCCCCGGGCCCTGGAAAAACGAAAATGCCCCCTACCTGGCAGGCATCCTGGATGCCTGGTCCGAGCCCTATGTCCGGGATGTGTCGGTCATGGCGCCGCCCCAGGTCGGCAAGTCCAAGGTGGCCGAAATCCTGGTCGGCTACATCGCCGATCGCGACCCGGCCCTGACCCAGTACATCGTGCCGGACGAGACTTCGGCCGCCGAGCTGGTCGACGAGCGGCTGCGCCCGATGTTCGAGGACAGTCCGCGGCTGTCCAGGCTCCTGACCGGCAGCCCCAAGGACCTGACGGCCAAGAAATTCCAGCTTCGCACCATGCGGGTGATGCTGGTCTGGGCCGGCTCCACGGCCCGGCTGGCGGCCAAGGCGGCCAAATATCAGTTCCGCGACGAAATCGACAAATACCCGGTGGCCCCGTCGAAAAAGGAAACCAGCACCGAGCGTCTGCTGGACAAGCGGCAGCGCACCTTCCGCTGGGATCGCAAGACCTACCGCGCCTCCTCGCCGACCACCGCCACCGGCCCTATCGCCATGGCCGTGTCCGTGGCCTCGGCCGTGTTCGACTTTTGGGTGCGCTGTCCGATCTGCGGCCGCATGCAGCGCATGTACCTGACGGCCCCGGACGGTCGCCCGTGCCTGCGCTGGCCCGACGACGAACGCGACCCGAACCGTATCGAGGACGGTTCCCTGGCCTGGTACGAATGCGAGCGCTGCCAGGGCCATTGGGACGATGCCAAGCGCGACCGGGCCGTGGCGCGCGGCGAATGGCGCGAGGAACGCACCGGCCTTCCCCTCTTTTCCCACTTGCGCCAGCATAAGCCGCGCCGCATCGCCTTCCGGTTGTCCGCCCTCTTGTCCATGTTCGTCTCGCTCTCCGAGTATGCCGCCGCGTTTCTCAAGGCCAAGGGCGACAAACTTTTGCTGCGCGATTTCTGCAACGGCTACGAGGGCACGCCCTGGCAGGATTACGAGGTGGAGCGGGCCGAGAAGGATATCCTGGCCCTGCGCGACGACCGGCCGCGCGGGCTGGTGCCCGGCGGCGGCAGGACGGCCTGTCTGATCGGCATGGTGGACACCCAGGAGGACCATTTCATCTACACCGTCCGCGCCCTGGGCTGGGGAAGTTCGCTGCCTTCCTGGCTGGTGCGCGAAGGGCGCGTCGAGACGTTCGAGGGCGTGGCCCAGGTGCTGTGGGATGATGTCTACCGCGACGTCGACGGCGTCGAATACCCGGTGCGCCTGTCCGTCATCGACTCCCAGGGCAACCGCACGGCCGACGTCTACGAGTTCTGCCGCCAGCATCGCGGCAAGATCTTTCCGCTCAAGGGCGAGCAGCGCATGACCCGGCCGCACGACTTCACCCGGATCGACCATTTCCCGAACAGCGAAAAGAAGATCCCCGGCGGCATCAAGCTGTTGCGGGTGGACACGACGGTGTTCAAGAACCAGCTTTCGGCCAAGCTGTCCATCCTGCCCACGGATCCCGGCGCGTTTCTGCTCCATGCCGAGGCCACCGAGGAATACGCCCGCCAGATGTGCGCCGAATATTTCGACGAGGAGGACAGCGTCTGGCTGTGCCCGAAGCACAGGGCAAACCATTATTGGGACTGCGAGGTCTACGGTCTGGCCTGTGCCGACCTGCTCGGCGTGCGCCACTGGAAGCGCCCCGAGGACAAGAAACCGGCATCGGCCCCAGCCGTCACGCCCCGGCCGCAACCCCATTCGTCGGGACGCGTCGGCCTCCCGTCGGCCATTGCCAGAAGGAGAGGATGATGAGCGACCGCTTGCTCAATGTCGAACAGGCCCGCGAAAAACTCGGTAACGTCTCGAAATCCTTCGTGTACAAGCTCTGCAAGGACGGCGTGTTGTGCACCATTGTCGTCGGCAAGGTGCGCGGTCTCCGTATCTATGCGTCATCGTTAAAAAATTATATCGATAACAAAAAACGCGACCGGGCGGCATGAGATTTTTTTTCGACGCTCTCGGCCCGCGTCTTCCGCTTCGCCGGCAAAGCCGCGCCGCTGCTGGCTTGCGGCCCTGTTTGACCCCCTGAAAATTATGTCCACGACGTCCACTACGTCCACGGGGTGCACTGACTGCCCCCCCTGGCCTGCCGTATCCGGTGGGCCATGTTCACGCTCTATTCCGACGCCGAGCTGCAAACGCTCATTTCCCAGGTCAAGGCCGCCATCCCAAAGGTGCTGGCCGGCCAGCGGGTCAAGATCGACAACTCGGAATATGAGCGCTCCACCCTCGATGTCCTGAAAGCCTTTGCCACTGCCCTGGCCCGGGAAGTCGCCCGGCGCTCGGGCAAGGCCCCCCGCCTCGTCACCGTCCGCACCCCGTCCGGCCATGGCCCCCGGAGGCCCTTTTGAGCGGCCAGCCCCTGCTGGTGGACCGGCTGGGCCGTCCCATGGCCAGCCCGGCCGCCGGTCAGGTCGGCATGATCGCCCGCACGGCCGGCGGCCATCGCGGCACCATGTCGGGCTGGCTGCCGCAGCGCCATTCCGCCTATTCTGCCCCCTATGAGCGCGAGCTGGTCGCCCGCCGATCCGAGGATCTGGCCGCCAACGACGCCCATGCCGCCGCGTTGTTCGAATCCCTGTCCACCAATGTCACCGGCACCGGCCTTGTCCCCCAGTCCCGCATCGATGCCGAGGCCCTGGGCATTCCGGAAGATACGGCCACGGACCTGCGCAACCAGATCGAGGCCGCTTTCGCCGCCTGGGCCCAGAAGGCCGACTCCGGCGGCCGGATGACGTTCAACCAGCTCCAGTTTCTCATATTCCGCACCGTCCTGGTCCAGGGCGAATATTTGAACCTGTGCGTGTCCAAGACCCGGCCGGACGGCAGTCTGCCCCCGGGCCGGCGTTTCGCCATGGCCCTGCAATCCATCCATCCGGCCCGCTTGCGCACCCCGGCCGCCATGGCCCTGGATGCGTCGGTCCGGGACGGCGTGGCCCTGGGCGACGACGGCGAAGCCCTCGGGTACTGGATCGCCCAGCCCGACAGCCTGGGCCGCATCGATTATGCCGCCCTGACCAGCTCCCGCTACTATCCGGCCTCGGTGGCCCATCGGCCGGTCGTCCTGCACGGCTTCCCCCAGACCCAGGCCGAACAGTATCGGGGCATCCCCTCCCTGGCCCCGGCCATGAAATTCTTCCGCGACTTGGGCGATTGTCTGGACGCCGAACTGGTCGGCCAGATCGTCACCGCCCAGGTGCCCATGGCCATCACGGCCGATATCAATCCGCTGGTCCAGACCGGCGTCATCCAGGGGCGCGGCGACATCCGGTCCCGTCCCGACGGCGAATATGTGACCGAGGTTCCGGCCGGCACCGTACTCCAGCTCTACGAGGGCGAGGACATCAAGCCGCTGGATTCGCCGCGCCCGGGCAGCAATTTCGATAGCTTCGTCACCCGCATCCTGCGCGCCGCCGGGGCCGCCGTCGGCCTGCCCTACGAGATGGTGGTCAAGGACTTCTCCAAGACCAACTACTCCAGCGCCCGGGCCGCCCTGCTGGAGGCCTGGCGGGTCATCCGCCGGCACCAGGACTGGCTGGAATCCGGCTACTGCATCCCGATCTGGGAAGCGGTGATCGAAGAGGCCGTGGCTCGCGGCTATGTCGTCATTCCCGAAGGCGCGCCGGACTTCTGGCTTCCCGACGGTTCGCCCGATCCCCGCTATCTGGCCAGCGACTGGATCCCGCCGCGACAGGGCCACGTGGACCCGACCAAGGATACCGGGGCCGACATCGAGGCCATCGAATCCGGCATCGCCACCTTTGCCGACGTCATCGCCTCCCGGGGCGGCGACTACGAATCCAGCTTCCGCCAGCAGAAGCGTGAGCGCGACTTGCGGAAAAAGCTCGGCCTGCCTGACCTGACTGCCTCCACTCCCAAACCTGCCCCCAAGCCGACGCAACCGGACGCGAATCCGGATGCGTCCGACCGGAATCCGCCCGAAGGCGGGAAAAAAGACGACACCGGCCAGGAGCCCCAAGAGGAAGCCGCATGAGCACCATCGAATCGAATCATCCGGCCCCGCGCGTGCTGGCGGCCATTATGGCCAAGCCCTGGGCCATCATGCCCGAAGCCCTGGCCGGCATCGTGGAGATCGCGAACCGTCAGGGCGACCTCGAGGCCGTTCTGGCCAAGCGCGGCCAGCCCCTGGAAGGCGCGCAGACCATGGTGGTCCGTAACGGTGTGGCCATCCTGCCCATCACCGGCCCCATCTTTCCCCGGGCCAACCTCTATACCGAGATTTCCGGGGCCACCTCGGTGGAGATGTTGTCCCAGGATTTCCAGGCAGCCGAGGACGATCCGTCGGTGGGGGCTACGGTCCTCAATATCGGGAGCCCCGGCGGACAGCTTTCCGGCATCCAGGAGTTCGCCTACCAGGTGGCCAATGCTAAAAAGCCGGTAGTCGCCTATGTCCGGGATGTCGGGGCCAGCGCCGCCTACTGGATCGCTGCGGCCGCCTCGAAGATCGTCATCAACAAGACGGCCCAGGTCGGCAGCATCGGCGTGGTGGCCAGCTTCGCCAAACGCGGCCAGGACGGCACCCTGGAAATCGTCTCCTCCCAGTCTCCGAAAAAGCGTCTGGACCCGGCCTCGGCCGAGGGCCGCACCGAGGTCCAGGGCGTGATCGACGACCTGGCCGCCGTATTCGTGGCCGACGTGGCTGCCTATCGTGGCACCACCGTCAAAAACGTCGGACAGAATTTCGGCCAGGGCGGCGTCCTGGTCGGGGCCCGGGCCGTGGCCGCCGGCATGGCCGACGCTCTCGGCACCCTGGAAGGCGTCATCGCGGAATTGTCCGCGAACCGGCCCCTCGCCGGGAACCTCAATGCGCAAGGAGAACAAAATATGCCCGACGCGCAAATGCCGGATGTCGGCGGGGGAAAGACCGCCGCCACCATGCCGGTCAATCCGAATCCCACCCCTGTCGTCCCGGATCCCAAGGCGAGCGGCCCCACGGCCGCCGGCATCCTGGCCCTGGTCGGCGCCCTGCACGGCCCGGAAGTCCGGGCCAGCGTGGAGCAGGCTGCCCAGGAGGCCCAGGCCATGGACATCAGTTGCGTGGCCTACGCCGCCATGCTGACCACCATGAAGGCCCGCTTCGCCCCGGCCCCCGAGGCCAGGACCGAAACCCCGCCGGCCGCGCCGTCCGGCGGCCAGGCCATGGTCCAGGCCATCACCAATGCCCTGGCCAGTCCGGCCAAGCCGGGCACGGTCACGGCTGCCGACAGCCAGCCGAATTTCGTGGCTTATACCAAGGCTCACGTCCAGGCCGCCAAGGGGGGTAAGTAAATGTCCACGATCACCAACGAACGCAACCGCGAAGGCGACATCTTCGTCGCGGAACTGTCCCCGGCCTTCGGCCGCGAAGTGGTGACCATCGCTTCGGGCGCCAACCTGACCCAGGGGACGGTCCTGGGCAAGATCGCCTTTTCCTGCCCGACCACGGGCACGGCCAAGGCCGGCAACACCGGCAACGGCACGCTCGGGTCCGTGGTGGCCGGCAACCAGGCGGAAATCGGCGACTACACCATCAAATGCACGGTCGCCGCTTCCAACGCCGGCACCTTCAAGGTGCTGACCCCGCAAGGGTTCCGCCTCGACGACGCCATGGTCGGCGTGCCCTACGTCTCGCCGCACCTGTCCTTTGAGCTGACCGACGGCGCCACGGACTTTGCGGCCGGTGATGCCTTCACCATCACCGTGGACGAAGGCTCGGGCGATGCCGCCCTGATCAACTTCGCCGCCCATGACGGCTCCCAGCTCGCGTCCGGCGTCCTGCTCTACGACGTGGACGCCACTTTCGGCGCGGTTGAGGGCGTCAACGTCAAAAGCAACGCCGTGGTCATCGAAACGAATCTGATCTGGCCCGTGGGCGCCACCACCGCCCAGAAAGAGGCCGCTCTCGCCCAACTGTCCGAACGCGGCATCAGCGCCGTCGAGGGGGTCTAAGCCATGGCTTTCAACATCGGCATGTTTTCCCTGGCCGAACTGACCCAGTCCATCAATCTCATTCCCTTCAAGTATGGACGCCTGGTCAATTCGGGGATTTTTACCCTGAAACCCATCAACACGCGCACCGTCATGCTGGAACGCCAGCACAACATCCTGCGCCTGCTCACCACCAAGCCCCTGGGGGCTCCGGGGACTCCTTCCGAACACGGCAAGCGGGACAGCCTTTCCTTCAAAGTGCCGCATATGCCGCTGACCGACGTCATTCTGCCCAACGAATACGAGGGCGTGCGGGCCTTCGGCACGGAAAACCAGCTCGATACCCAGCAGTCGGTCATGCTGCGTAAGCTGGCAGAAAACCGTCTCAAGTTCGAGATCACCTGGGAACATATGCACTGGGGCGCCATCAAGGGCCTGATCCTGGACGGCGACGGTTCCTCGGTCATCTACAACCTGTTCGACGAGTTCGACTTGACCCAGACTGTCCTGGACTTCGAGCTGGACGACCCGAACACCGACGTGGCCGAAAAATGCCGCGACCTCTCGCGTTACATCGAACTGAACCTGGAAGGCGACGTCACCACCGGCACCCGGGTCTTCGTGTCGCCGGAGTTCTTCGACAGCCTCATCACCCACGCCAGCGTCAAGGAATGGTACCGCAACTGGACCGCCGCCGCCCAGATGTCCCAGGTCGATCCGCGCAAGGGCTTCACCTTCGGCGGCGTCACCTTCGAGGAATGCCTGGGTCAGGCCACCACGTCCAAGGGCGCGACGACGCGCTATATCGCCGCCGGCGAGGGCCACGCCATCCCCGAAGGCACCATGTCCACCTTCGAGACCGTGGCCGCCCCCGGCAACTTCACCGACACGGTCAACACCTACGGCGAAATGCTCTACGCCTTGTCCAAGCTCCGGGATTTCAACCAGGGCGTGGATATCTGGATGGAGTCCAACATCCTGCCGCTCTGCTACCGGCCGAAGCTGCTGGTCAAGGTGAAGCGCTACTAGCCGGAAACGGTTCATTGACGTCCGGGCCGCCCCCATCCGGCGGCCCGGCGTGTGGAGACAGGAATGGCAACACCGATCCCGTACACGCCCGAGCTTCGCGCCGCATACGAACGTCTGGCCGCCGACGCCGCCATCCGTCCC